TGGCACCGATAGACTATCAATGGCGGTAGCACCCAAAGCAATTGAATACTATAGCGAAGATCGTGACGAGGTAGTAATTGGCGAGGGGGATAGACTCAATAATGGAGGTTTCTTCGATTGCTTTGACGACAAAGTTATTGTTCACTTGACTGTATCTGACGAGGAAAGGCAACGAAGATACGAGCAACGTGGGTCAAACCAAAGTGACAAATTCATCCAAACTGTAAAGACTAAAGTAAGTCGTATTGCTGAGAAGTATGGGGACAAGGTTACTCTATTTGGTGAAGAAGAAGGATGCGTCAAAGAAATGCGGCACGAAAACGTTGATGACACAAAGAAAGTTGTTGACTTTATACTATCATCTATAGTATAATAGCAGTATGTATTCACTAACTATATTTAAAAATCGTTTTGATAACAAAACGCATAAGCGAATGGACTTCTCGGACTGGACAAAGTTTGAGGAGTTATTCATTAGTTTGAGTAAACAAAAGATAGATGGTAAACATAATGCGTACTTGGTATCTCCAGCAGTCTACGAAGAAGATACTACTAGAAGAAATGTGAACGTTACCGCATGGGCAGGTTGGTGTGCTGTCGATGTCGATGAGCATGATTTTAAAGGCGACCTCAAAGAAGAACTTGATTCGATTGTTCCCCCTGAATGGTATTACATGTGTTACTCTACTGCTAGTAGCACGGAAGATAAACCCAAGTTTCGTCTAGTGTTTAGGTTAGATAAAGATATCTCTACTGACAAAATCAAACATTTTTGGCATGCTTTGAATACAGAGATAGGTAATCTGTCCGATCGTCAAACTAAAGATCTAAGTAGGATGTACTATATCCCTGCAGATTATACTGGATCGTATAGCTTTTGTTTCACACGTTCTGGTGAAGATATTGTTATCGATAGTCTTCTCAGTAAGCATCCTTATGTTGAAAAGAAAACAGGTAGTAACTTCCTCGACCGCTTACCTGAAGAATTACAGAAAGAAGTTATTGCTCATCGCAAAACTAAGCTAGAGAATAAGAATAAATATAACTGGAATGGTATTTACGACTGCCCATTTGTAAATAAGCAGATGTTGGTAGAGTATCGTACCATTTCTGAAACTGGTTGGTATCATAAGATGTACCAGTTTATGGTTTCTCTCGCATTCAATGCTATCCGCAAAGGTTATCCGATCACAGACTCTGAGATTGAAATACTTATGCGGGAATTGGATCGGGAAACAGGCAATTGGTATGAAAAACGACCAATTAAATTAGAGGCAAACTCAGCTATTGAGTATGCTTATCGTAACAGTGAGGTAATATAATGTTAAACTTTTTGAAGTCTATTAAAGACTTATTTTGTAACAGCGAATTAAATGATCTAAAAACGGGACAAACCGATGAAGAGTTGATGGAACTTACAAGAACTCAGTTAATTGAGTTGGGTGCAAGTGAGTCAGTTAAACTACACAAAGGTTTAGTTAAAAAAGAAATGGTTCGAAGAATACAAAGGGCGAGGGTCTAAAATGACTAAGAAAAAACTATTGGCGAAAGCTAAAGAGATGGGTTTGGATGTATCAGATGCACTTACCAAAGCGCAAATTCAAGCAGCAATTAACGATGCGGAATCTGCAGAAGTCGAAGTTGAAGAAACTACAGTACAAGTAGATTCAGACTTTGTAACTGAAGATGATGTTGTTATTGAATTCACCCCAGCAGAAGCTGAGGAATATCTATCCGAAGATGACGGACAAGTATCTGAAGAAGTATCTGAAGAAGTATCTGAAGAGCCATTGGTTAGCGAGGAAGTTAAACAAGCGAACAAGGCAAAATTGGATGCACTAGCTATCGCTCAAAACAATTTAGCATCATTGGCTGAAATGAGTACATCTCAGCTTTACTTGTTTGCTAAAGCTGAAGGCATTAGTATTCATAAAGGACTAAGCAAAAGAGAAGCATATTTACAGATTAAGAGAAAAATCTTGTCCACTTTAAAGCGTCCAAAGTAAAATATTGCTTTACTTTTTGTTCATAATATGTTATAATATGGTCTCAATAATTGGAGATAAACTATGAGTTTGATGGATAAACTTCGAAAAAACTCGAAGATTAAAGAAAGCGATACACTAGCTGATTCAGCCTTCTTTAATACAAAAGATATTATCCCGACAGACGTTCCTATGATGAACGTCGCATTGTCGGGTGATGTAGATGGTGGTCTTACTTCAGGTCTTACAGTCTTGGCTGGACCGAGTAAACACTTCAAAACTTCTTTTGCGTTAAAGATGGCTGCAGCTTATCTTCGCAAGTATGAAGATGCCGTAATGCTTTTCTATGATTCAGAATTTGGTTCACCGCAATCATACTTTGAATCTTTCGGTATCGACATTAATCGTGTTCTACACACCCCTATCAAAGACGTTGAAGAGTTAAAGTTTGACCTTGTCGGTCAGCTTGACAATCTTGCTCGTGATGAAAAGGTTATTGTAGTAATCGATTCAATTGGTAACTTAGCATCTAAGAAAGAACTTGAAGACGCATTGAATGAGAAGTCAGTTGCTGACATGTCTCGAGCCAAAGCGTTGAAAGGTCTATTCCGTATGACCACCCCATACCTAACCATGAAGAATATTCCTTTGATTGCTATCAATCATACCTATAAGGAAATCGGATTGTTCCCTAAAGATATTGTATCTGGCGGTACTGGTATCTACTACTCTGCAGATAATATCTGGATTGTTGGTAGACGTCAAAACAAACTGAGCTCAGGCGAGATTGAAGGGTATGACTTTGTAATCAACGTAGAGAAGTCAAGGTTTGTTCGGGAGAAATCTAAGATCCCAATCAAGGTAACTTTTGATGGCGGTATCGTTAATTACTCTGGACTACTTGATGTTGCCCTTGCTGGCGGATATGTGATTAAACCGAGTAATGGTTGGTATGCTACTGTTGATCAAAGCACTGGCGAGATGGGTCAAAAGGTTCGTATGAAAGCCACCCAAGAAGAATCTTTCTGGGAGCCAATCTTTGCTAACTCTGATTTCAAAGAGTTTATCAAGAAGCAATATCAATTTGGTGTCGGTGGCGTTACTACTATTGACATGGAGGAGATTGCTAATGGCGAGTTATGAGTTAATCGACGTTGAAGGCTATGATAGCTGGGGCGTGCGTATTACTGATGGCAAATACAAGGATGTAGTTGTAGGTTATGGTGCAGTGAGTGCTCAGGAAGTCCCTGAGCATGATCATGCAAAGCTAAATTTCGAAATGGGTGTACTTGAACCTAAAGAGGAATCCGCTGCACTTGAAGGTGATGATGATTTTAAAATGCTAACTGGGGACATATTAAGAGATATAATTATGTCTGCATTTGATGGTAAAGAAGACTATAGGATAGGTGGTGAAGATGCAAGCGAATCTGGAAACGACAATACTCAGGAACCTGATTCAGAACGAGCACTTCGCTCGTCAAGTTATACCATTTCTGAAGGCTGAGTATTTCTCTGAATCTACTTCGTTTGTGTTTCAAGAACTCGGCAACTTTGTAGCTAAGTTTAACAACCTGCCTACCAGAGAAGCATTTCTGATTGAACTGGACTCAGCCGACCTACGTGGTGTAGATGTTGGCGAGATCAGTTCTCAGGTCGAACAGATGTTTGAGACTGTTGAGGCTGTTGATGAAACTTGGCTTATGCAGTCTACAGAGAAATGGTGTCAGGATCGAGCCATTCACCTTGCTATCCTAGAATCTATCAATATCATTGATGGTAAACACCAAACACTAAGCAAGAACGCATTGCCCGATATCCTATCCGAAGCATTGGGCATCTCGTTTGACCGCAGTGTTGGTCATGATTATGTTGATAGTGCTGAGGGTCGTTATGAGTTTTATCATCGTGAAGAAGTTCGTATACCATTTGATCTTGATTACTTCAATCGTATCACTAAAGGTGGATTGCCTCGTAAGACTCTGAATATCGCAATGGCTGGTACTGGTGTTGGTAAGTCTTTGTTCATGTGTCACTGTGCTGGGGCAAACCTATCTCAGGGTCAAAATGTTCTTTACATTACTATGGAAATGGCTGAAGAGCGTATTGCCGAACGTATTGATGCGAACCTCATGAATCTTCCTATTGATCAGCTTGAGTCTCTATCTAAAGAAATGTTTGATAGTAAGGTTGAAAAGATCGCTAAGAAAACTCAAGGCAAACTAATCATCAAAGAATATCCTACTGGATCTGCGCATGTTGGTCACTTCCGTGCGTTACTTAACGAGTTGAAGTTGAAGAAGAACTTTATGCCAGATGTAATCTATATTGATTATCTAAACATCTGTGCTTCTTCTCGTATGAAAGGTCTTGGCGGATCGGTGAATACCTACTCTTTGATCAAGTCTATTGCCGAGGAGATACGTGGTCTTGCAGTAGAGTTTGACGTTCCTATCATGTCGGCAACTCAGACTACAAGATCTGGTTATGGTAACTCTGATGTTGGTCTTGAAGATACTTCTGAATCGTTCGGTCTACCTGCTACTGCGGACTTTATGTTTGCCCTGATCAGTAGCGAGGAACTCGAGCAGTTAGGTCAGATATTAGTGAAGCAATTGAAGAATAGATATAATGATCCTGGAGCAAACAAGAGGTTTGTTGTTGGTGTTGATAGGTCTAAGATGAAGCTATATGATGTAGAAGAATCTGCTCAGAATCTAATTGACTCTGCAGCACCAACTACGCCAGCCAATGATAAACCTGTGGCGACATGGGGAAATAACGAGAAACGTGATTACAGCGGTTTCCAAGTATAATAAAGTAAGGTGACTAAATGAAAGTACAAATTGTAGGACATACCCAGCCAACCGAAGCATTCCAGACTGAAGGTATGGACGACATTCAAGACTTGATCGCATTCTGCGCTCGAGTATCAAATCCTAGTAATCAAATTAACTCTGAGACTTCGGAGCGTTTGTTAAACTATCTAGCAAAACATAAGCACTGGTCGCCATTTGAAATGGCATCAGCTACTCTAGAAATAGAAACCACTCGGGATATTGCAAGGCAGATTTTACGTCACCGATCATTTGCCTTCCAAGAGTTCTCTCAAAGATATGCAGATCCATCGGAGTTCGGGGATCAGTTTGTTATCCGAGAAGCAAGACTACAAGACA